TAGAAAAGCTGACAGCCGCCAATCAAAATTTGGCGACGGTCACAGACACGAACGCGAAGCGGGCGCTGTCCGCCGAAGCAGCATATGCCAAGTTGTCGAATCAAATCGACGATACAGCTAGGTCTCAGAACGCGATTGAGAAGGGAACGCGTACCCTAAACGATGCTCTGGCTCAGGGCCTCATTACGCAGGAAAAATACAATCAGAACCTCGCCCTTCTCAAAGAGAAGTACGGCGAGGTCGGAGCGGCGAACGATAACGTCAAAGAAGGCTTCAGTAAGACAGGTATCGAGGCCGCGAGCGTCGTAAACCATCTGAAGCAGGCCGCAGAGGCAGCCTACGTGCTGTCTCCAGCGTTCCGCGGTCTCGTGAATGCCGGCGTTGCTACTGGCGTAACGGCGATCGGTGCCGCCGCTGCGGCCACTACGACGGGCATTCAGGCGCTTGGCGCCGCTACCGTTACCGGCGCTGCGGCGATCGGCAGGTTAGGGCCAGCTTTCACGCCTATCGCGGGGGCAGTGACAACAGCCGGGACGGCAATGGCCGGGTTCTCTGGCTTCACAGGGCTAGCCGGAAATGCAGTACTCGGACTCACCGGCAGGTTGCTCTCATTCACTGCCACAATGCTTCGCGTTGCGGGTCCGGTCCTATTGGTTCTTGACGCTATCAAGCTGATTGAATTCGCGTGGTCTTCAGCCGGCGAAAAGCTGGAGCAGTACAGCACGATTTCTAAGGACGCGCTGTCAGTTGGCGTCACGCCAGAGTACATGCAACGGGTCGGAAAGAGCTTCGAAGATGCAGGCGGGAAAATTTCAGACGCTACGGACCTTCTGAAGAAGTTCTACGCGGTTAGTACTGACAAGCTTGGCGGTAGCGATCTTCAGAAGAAAATCGACTCGCATATTGATGCTGGAAATCTTGACAAGAATTCTGGCGTCGACAAGGTCAGTGACGCTATCGGAACTGAAGACAAGTACCGGGCCGTTCTCGATTTGCTCAAGCAAATGACGGACGAAGGTAGGAAGTTAGCGGCGTTAGATATTGCTGCAACATTCTCTTCCCCGGATCAGTTGGAAGCTTTCAGACAGAACAGCGAATACTTCCTGCAGATGCAGGCTTCAGCCGATAAGATCGCGGCAACGAAGCTTGTAAACCAGCAAGATATCGACGATGCGACAGCGCTCAAGAATCGGTACGACGACGCCGTAAAGATTCTGTCCGAGAAGTGGATTCCGTTTCAGGAAACCATTACCGAAGGCGGAATGGCGCTGCATCGCGCGTGGGTCACGATCGTTGAGGATATTGCGGCCGCCGTTAGCGGACTTGAGAAGTTCGCTAGCAAGATCACTAGTATTGAGATTCCGGGTTGGCTGAAGACAGCATGGAGTGCATCAGCCAATGCGTTGACACCGGCCGCGTTCAAGGTCGCTGGCCAACTTGGCAGTGCCGCTTCGGACCATTTGAACGGCCCCGCGGCCCCGGCCACGAACTACCCGGCCGGTTTTGCTTCAGGTTTATCGAATCCGAACACGGTATCAGCGGCGCGAAGGCAAACCACTGGAGTCTCTGACTTCATGCGGCCCGACACGTCGAATGAAATCAATAAGGCGACACAAGCGACGCAAGACTACAACGACGCTGTAGACCGCGCAATTAACTCCCTGCAGAAGCATGTTCTGCAGCAAGAGGCGGACGCTAAGGCCGTTGGTCTTGGCGCCGGCCAACTGGCTGCATTCAGGGCACAGGCTGTTGAGACAGCCGCGGTACTTGCCAACGGAGGCAAAGAAACAGACGCTCAGAAAGAGGCGTTCGCTAGGCTGAAGGATGAAGCGAGTGCGGCTGCCGTTGCCTTGGAAAAGGCAAAGGTCGCTTCCGAAATCAGTCGTGGCAATCAGCTTATGTTTGCTTCGGCTGAAGACGTAAAGATTGCCAACCAACTGAAGGGAATCTACGGCGACGATATTCCGGCTGCGTTGCATTCTGCAGAGGCAGCCACAATTCGTTGGCAAGATGCAATGAAAGGTGTTGTTGACGAGATCAAAAACGCCGCTGGAGCTTTCGCTAACAACTTCGTCAGCGGGATCATGAGCGGAAAAAGCGCAATGGATTCGCTTAAGAGTTCCGCGAACGATCTTGGCAAAAGCCTAACGTCGGCTGGCATCAACAACATTATCAAAGACCCGACTAGCCCCGTTGGTTATGTCGAAACTGGAATTGGTGTCATCACGCAATGGCTCTCTGGCGACAGCAAAAAGAAAGAAGAAGAAGCTGCTCGTAAAGCCGCTGCTGATCAGAAGGCGGATGCGGAGTATATCTCTGCAAAGCAGAGGACCGAACAGTACAACTCGGAAGCTGCGCTGTCAGGCGTAGATACCAACACACTGTCGGGACAGCTTGCACAGTTTGACGCGGCTGCACAACAGAAGCGCGCGCAAGAAGCTTTGGCCGGCAATGGGGCAATCATCGCTCTTGAAAAAGACCTAGCGAAGCAGCGGCAGGACATCGTTGATAAAGCCAATCAAGCGATTACAAAATCTCTGAATGACTTTCTTGCGTCGATTAAAACCGGCTCGCTTTCGACGTTGTCACCGGAAGATCAGTTGAAGTTCGCTCAGTCGAAATTCAATACCGATGTTTCATCCGCCCAAAACGGTGATCAGGATGCGCTCAACTCCGTGACTGCAGACGCTCAGAGTCTGTTGACGCTGGCGCAGGCGTTCTACGCGTCGTCAACGGGGTACAGCACAATCTACCAGAGTGTTACGGATGCTGTTACTAAGCTGGCTGGTGGCAATAACCTTTCAGCCTCTACGCAGCTTGCACCGAATACGGCTCAGACTGCCGATCAGCTAGCTTCGGAAGCGTTGAACGTTCGCTACATCGCAAACGGAAATCACTATGCCGAAGGCGGTTACGTTACGAACGGAAAGTACGGAGTCGATAGCGTCACGGCGAGGCTTGCCGGTGGCGAGCACGTGACAAAGGCAAGTAGCGTCAATGGCGCAACTCGCTCGGCTCTCGACTTCATCAACCGAACCGGAAAGGCTCCGACAGAGAGTCCGGAGATTGCGCGAATTCTAACGCAAGGGTTCAACGGACAAACCGTCGCAATCGTTGATGCGATTAACGGCATGTCCGATCGCATCAAGAAACTTGAAGATACGACTCGCCAGACGAGCAATCAACGGCGTGTGCCGGGTTCAAATCAAAAGGCGGCATAAGCCATGGCCTCTCTTACGTCTTATCTGCAAAAGAAACTGCTAGACCATTCACTTGGTCTAGCAGCCTACGCGATGCCTGCCACCGTGTACATTGGCCTTCATACGGCCGATCCGACACAGGCGGGGTCGTTCGCTGCGGAGGTGTCGACTACCGGCACGGGATATGCCCGTATTGCTGCAACGTCGAAGATGAACGTGACTGATTCAGTAACCGGCATCTCCAACAATAACGCCGCGGTTACGTTCGGACCAGCTTTATCAGATTGGGGAACTATCACGCACGTCAGCATCAGTGACAACTCTGGTGGTGGCAATATGATGTTATTTGGGCCTCTAACTATTGTGCAGACGACTCCAATTGGTGAATCGGTACAGTTCTCGGCTGGCCAGTTCATTATTCAATTCGATTAACAAGGAATAGCACCTATGGCCGGTTTCGCGGCTTCCAACCTTAACGCTACGACGCCTGCACAGCAGGCCATTACAACAACGTTCAAGACCCTTATTAATCTGTCTGCAGGCGCTACGCCGCGGCGGATCAAGCTGCACGAGTTTGTTTTCGGTACTGACGGTACGCCGGCCGACAACGCCATGACGTGGGATGTGTCGCGAACTACCGCGGTCGGTACGGGAACGACTGGCAACGTTGTTCCTATTGATGTTGCGGACGCTGCGTTTAGCGGTGTGTCGACGATCAATCAGACGGTTGAACCAACTTTCACGGCCAACACTTCGCAGTGGGCAGCCGGCATGAACCAACGTGCTACGCATCGTTGGGTTGCCTATCCCGGGCAGGAATTGGTTATTCCCGCTACGACGGCTGCCGGTCTTGCCTTCCGCGTGAAATCGCCGGGCTATACGGGTACTGCTGTTGCTCAGTTGGAGTTTGTTGAGCAGTAATAAGACTGGACTGCACTTTCTTACGACCCGTCACGCTAACGCGTGGCGGGTTTTTCATTGGGGGAGAGAATGAAGAAGTTTGGTTGCTACGTGATCACAAGCGAATTCGAGACGATCGAAATGCACACGATCACATGCGGTCACTGCAACGGACTCACGATAGTGAAGCCGAAGGAGCGTCCGGAGGATTTAGGCGGAAGCTGTTCGCTCTGTTGGTCGTTAGTCTGTCCTTCATGCGCCGATCGCGGCAACTGTGACCCATTCGAAAAGAAATTAGAGCGCGCCGAAAGTCGAGCGCGGACACTTCGCACATACGGATTTTAAATGGCTGGTCAACTTGACGGTTGCCGCTTCGCCCCCACGGCGGGCGGCACATCAGATTTCACTTTTTCGTCGGCAGTCGTCGGGTATCAATCGCCTACAGCGGCCGGCGTGGTGAATGGTCGCTTGTATAAATATCGCGCTGAGAGCGCGGACCTTTCTCAGTGGGAAGTGGGGGAGGGCACGTATAGTTCTGGCGTCCTCTCGCGAACAACTGTGCTTTTCAATTCGTCCGGCTCGACATCGAAGATTAGTTTCACGCTTACGCCTAGCGTGGCGATTGTATTGCTCAAGGAAGATTTGCTTCTTATCGATGAAGCTAACGCGTGGAGCTATCTGCAAAAGGCGCAAGCCCGCGCGAATATCGATGCTCTAAAAAAGAATTATCTCCTAAACGGCGGCATGCAGATTTCGCAAGAGAACGGCACCGCGGCCGGAACTACCAGTGGGTACTTTCTCGCAGATCAGTGGTCCATTCAGACTTCGTCCCCCGGCACTGCTACATTCTCCGCTGCTCAAGTTGCGTCGGCTACTCCGGGTGGATCAACGCATCGCCTTCGCGTCACTGTCACGGCGGCGCAGGCTACAGTTGGTTCTACGCTTGTATACTTGCAACAGAAGATTGAAGGCCAGCGAGTTGCAGACCTTATGTGGGGCACTGCGTCCGCAAAGACGGCGACGTTCTCTGTTGGCTTCAAGCCGCCAGTATCTGGAACGTACGTAGTTCAGGCTACGAACGCATCAGGTGCATCTGCGACATCTGGCCTCATTACTGTTGCTGCACCGGAAGTCGGAACAGACGTATCGAAGCAGGTTACGCTTGCCGGAATGACGACAGGTACTTGGGCTACGGACAACACTTCTGGCATCTCAGTGCAGTTGTTCTTGATGCATCCAAGCCAAAGCGCGAACGTGTTCGCCACCAATGGCAACGTGTGTGAAATGTTCGATGCGCTGTTTGTAGAGGGTGGTTCTGCTCCAGCGTTTGTACTACCGGATTTCAACAACGATATCGTTAGCTGTAAGCGCTACTATGAGAAGTCTTACGACTATGCGACGGCTCTCGGCACGTCGTCGGCAAATGGCGTGGAAAATATGTTTCTTGCCACGACTTCGGCGACCGTCCTCAATGGAGCACTGACTCCGAGGTTCAAAGTATCCAAACGTGCGGCCCCGACTGTTGTCGTATATTCAGAAACCGGAGCCGTGAATAAAATACGCGACCGCCAAAACAATGTAGACCTGACTCCCGGAGGCCCTGATCTTATCGGCGAAAATGGGTTCCGTGTTTACGGCACTATTACAGCAGGAACTATCTTGGTGCTCTCGTGTCACTGGACCGCTAACGCGAGGTTGTAAGCCATGCTTTTAGGCGGTGACGCACTAGGGCGTGTTGCGCTAGGCCAGATTACGACCGCTGCGCCGGTCGTGAACGCGAACGAAGACAGTTGGCATCAACCGTTCAATACGGACATTGTGCGTTCGCGAAAGCCAATGCACACCGGGGCGCAACAGTTCGCTAGTTTTGTTCAGTTCGCTCCGTTTGCTGAAAGGGTATCGGCAGATAAGTGGTTCGTGCCATTTAACGAACCCACGCGTTTCAAACAACTCCGCTCCTCGCTTCACACGGGTGCGCAGCAATTTGCGTCATTTATTCAGTTTGCTCCGTTTGCTGAAAGTGTGTCGGCAGACAGATGGTTCGTTCCTCTTAATGAACCGGTTCGGTTTCGTCCTTCGCTGCCAACTAGACTTCAACAGTTTGCAAGCTTTGTTCAATTCGCACCATTCTATGAAGCTGTTTCGGCCGATCGTTGGTACGCGCCATTCTCGGAGCCGGTACGCTTTAGGCCGCGTCTACCAACGCACGCACAATGGTTTGGTCGCGGAATCGAATTCCCGCTTACTACGTCTATCGTGCAATTGTCTGTGGCAATGCTTGGGACTGGCTTTGTTGGCGGCGTGCCAACATCGAACTACAAAAAAATCTTGGCTACCGACAACAAACGGAAGCTGATCTATGCGGCGGAAATCTCGCCGTGGACTCTATCTCAGTAAGGAAAGACTATGTTCGGAAGCGAAGCCTTCGGAGAATACACGTTTAGCGACGCGTTTTGGTCCGCTAGGACTTCGCTTCTGAGCGAGTCTCACCTTACTATTTCGCGCGAGTTTCGAATCTTCTCTGCTACGAATGAATTCGTAACAAACGACAGCGACGCGCCAGCATCGACTCCGTTTTTCGGAACGCTGGTGCAGCCGCTTAGTTTCACAAGATCGTTGCTTGGTTCAGATATCATTGGAAACTTTTCATCCGGCACGGGCGATCTTGAGATTGCAAATACGGACGGTACGTATGACTTTCTAATCCAGAATTTTGCGATCGATGGAAGAGACATTATCGTAAAGGTCGGGCGAGAAGGGGACGCATACAACACGTTCTTCACGGTGTTCAACGGCACGGCTTCTGATTGGGTTGTTGCCGAAGATGCAGTTAAGATTAAGTTGGTAGACAATGGCTACCTATTGGACGTTGCAGCGCAGCCAAACAACTATGCTGGCACGGGAAGCACAGAAGGCACGTCCGATCTAAAGGGCAAACGAAAACCGCGTTGCTTCGGCACGTGCTACAACATATCTCCGCCCTTAGTCATTCCATCTTCCTTGATGTATCAAGTTCACGACGGCTCGATAAACGCCGTTGTTGCCGTTTATGACCGCGGAACGCCGCTGACATTTCAGGCTGATTTCGCGGATACAACGACTCTCGCGGCTGCATCGATCACGAGCGGCAAATACGGTACGTGCAAGACGGCCGGTTGGTTCAAACTCGGTAGCTCACCGACAGGCACGGTGACTTGCGATATTCAGGGTGACAATAAGGGCGGTGTGTGGTCGCGAACTTCAGCGGCTATCGTTAGACGGTTGCTGCAAACCACAACTATTGCTGATCCGCAGGGCCTGTACCTGCCGTCGTTCAATGCAATTTCGAACACGGCAGACGTTGGTTACTACATCGCGCCAGACGATACCAACACGGTTGCCGACGCCATTTCAAATATCATGGGTGGCATAGGTGGGTGGGGTGGGTTTAGACGCACCGGCCAGTTCGAACTTGGCATTTTCAAAACGCCAACAGGTACGCAACCAAATGCGGTTTTCGATCGCAGCGACGTGCTGCAAATTTCGCGGGAAGCGTTGCCGTCATCGTTGACGCCTCCGCCGTATAGGTTCCGATGCGGATATCAACATAATTGGACGGTACAGACTGACGTTGCCGGCAGCGTTAGCGCGACGATGAAAAGCTTTCTAGCGCAAGCTGATCGCTACTCGGACTCCACTGACTTGACGGTGAAAACTGATCACCCATTCGCGCATGATAGAGACCCTATTGTCAGCTACTTTGTCAATCAGGCTGATGCGCAGGCCGAGTCAGATCGGCTTCTAGCGCTGTATCGGGCCAAAGCCGGCTTGTATCGTGTAAGCGTTGGCGTGCAGCCGTTCGCCTTGGACTTAGGTGACATCATTAATCTGACGTACCCACGTTGGGACTTAACAGTCGGTCGAAACCTTCGCATTGTTGAAATGACGGAGAACGCCAAAGACAACACAATCGAAATGGTAGCTTATGGGTAACGCCTGCATTGCATATACAAATTTGGTCGATACGGCAGCGCTGATTACTGCAACGTCTTCCAATCTTCTTTTGCCGGTTTCAAATATCACGAATCCTCATATTGCGCGTAAATGGCGCGGGACGACTCCCGCTCAAGACTCAATCATTATTGATATGGGCGCCATGGTAAATTTCGATACCATGGCTGCCTTTGGTCTAACCGGCAACGCCATTCGCATGAAAGCGTCGGCGATTGACTCAACCGGCGCTGCCGGTGAGGTCTTTACCCAGCCTGACATGATCGGTTCTGTTAATGGCATATTCTATGACCAGCGATACAATTCGAGTATTGCGCTGCTTCCAGCCCCATTGAGCGCGCGATATTTTCGCATCGATAAGTTTGACGACAGCGGCGGACTAGTGGAAGTCGGTAGAGTATTCATCGGTCTAAGAACGCAGTTCAGCTACAATTTTGCGAAGGGCTGGTCGCGGACATACTCCGATCTTTCATTGAGGTCCAAGACGAGAGGTGGACAAACGCAGGTGTTTCCAGACACCGTGTTTAGAACAATTGATGTCACGTTCGATTTCTTGACTCAATCGGACAGAGACGGGTTTGTTGAAGACGTTGACCGCACGAACGCGCTAAAGACTGATGTCCTTTTCGTTACGAACCCTGACAGCGCGAATTTGGCGCGAGACTCAGTGTGGGGCCTGATGACTTCGCTAACGCCAGTCGTGCAGCCGTCCGTTTCGACATTTACAAAACAGTACACGATTGAAGAGCGACTTTAAGCAATGGCGCATATTCTAAAAGACCGGACTCGCGAAGTAACCTCGACAACTGGAACGGGTGCTATCGCTCTAGGTGGAGCGCTTCCGGGCTACAAAACGTTTAGCTCGGGCATGGCTAATGGTGATACCACATTCTATTGCATTGTCTTGCCGGGTAGTGCTTGGGAGGTTGGATTTGGCACGTGGGTAACTGGCAACACGCTGCAGCGTAGTCAGGTATACGATTCCTCAAATGCTGGCGCTCTTGTCAACTTCCCCGCTGGAACGAAGGATGTGTTTTGCGCTTTGCCGGCCCAGTTCGGCAACGCGCTTAAAAGCTGCTTCAACTCGGGTGTGCTGATGCTGTTCCAGCAGACAACGGCACCGGTCTATTGGACTAAGCAGGTAACGCACAACGACAAGGCGTTGCGTGTCGTTAGTGGCGCCGCTGGGTCCGGTGGTGCCACGGCGTTTTCGTCTATTTTAAATGGCACGATCGGTACAAATGGCGGCACGCTCAGTGTCTCTACAATGCCTTCGCATAGCCACGCGTACGAGACGTTCTCGCAGGTTAGAAACGACGGCACCGCGACCGTTAGTACAATGAGCTTTCACATCCCCGGCACAACGGGAAGCACAGGCGGCGACGGCGCACATAGCCATGGGATCACGATGAACATTGCCTATGTTGATTTGATTATTTGTAGCAAAGACTAATTTGGAGGATTCGAATGCGCGTAACAATTATCGTTGAAGAAAATCGGGTGAACGTTGAAGGGTTTTCGCAGGAAGTTGATTGTTCTACTTTATACGATGCGGACATTCATGCTGTGCAGTGGTACGGCGATCACGGTGAAGTCGAGTACTGGCACCCGCCCGGCGTTACTGTCGGTTTGAAGCCTCCACTGAAAATTGACGACTTCGCACCGTATCAAAAGTTCGTGGATGCTTGGGAATTAGAAGCGAGGAAAGAAATTGCTGCCTGATAAGAAAGTTAAATGTCCGTACACCGGCTTTACGAAGACGTGCTTCGACGGCGTGACCAAACACAATTGCCCTAAGTGGGTTCATGTTGTCGGCATGAGCCCTAACACAGGCCAGCCCGTCGACGCGTACGACTGCACAGACAGGTGGTTGCCAGCGCTTCTGATTGAGAACGCTCAACAGTCGCGCCAGACGGGCGCCGCGGTTGAGAGCCTTCGCAACGTGGTAGCGACTGTCAATAATTACGTGCCGATTGACGGCCCCGCGTTCAAGCAACTCAACTAGGGTCCGTTCATTGCGAGTTCTTCTAGCCGCCCTTGTGGCGGTTTTTTTATTGCCTGCATCAGTGAGCGCGGAAGTCGCTAGCTACTATTCACGCGGACAACAGACGGCGAGCGGCGAGTATTTCAAGCCGCTGGCCATGACTGCGGCTCACCGTACGTTGCCATTCGGCACGAAGCTTCGTGTCTGTCGTGATGGCTGCG